AAGCGCCATCAATCGGTGGGATAGCAGGTGTGTTAGGTGCTGTTACTGGAGGAATAACAGGTGCGTTAGGTTCAGTAACTAGTGGATTAACAGGTGCATTAGGTGCAGTAACAGGGGCAGCCAGCGGATTATTAAAAACGGCAACAGGTATAACAGCAAACCTATCTACTGGATTGGGAGCATTACCCGGTGGTGCTGGTGTAGTTGCTTCTGTAGTTAACAATGCCTTCGGTGCCGTTAATAATGCACCAGGGGTAGCAGCCATCACAGCTTTAGCCGGCCAAGCAAGCGCAATTACAAATGGTATATCTAATATAGCATCAATTAATCCTCTAGCATCATCTGGTGCATTGTCAGCAGCCACAGGAGCAGTAGGAGCATTAACAAAAGGGTTAGATGATTTAAAGAGTGGTAAGAAAACATTATCTAACTTAGCCTTCGAAGGATTGCCAACAGGGGTAGCATCACAATTACAAGCATTAGTTAGTTCTTTTCCAAATTCTGGGTCAGGAGGAAACTCATTAAAGCTACCTACAGTAGCTATTAATACAAATACCCGTGATACCGCACAGACAAGAGACATACTTGGAGATTCTAGAATACCGGAACCAAACTTTGCAGGTGTTAGTGAAGATGCATATAAAGCTGGACTGTCTACGCTTGATACAAAAAAAGAAAAGTATAAAGAAATTGATGCAAAATTAGAGGCTTTAAACGAGGAAGCTAAAACGGTTAGAGCACAATATAATGCGTCTGCCGAAACATATGAAAATGCAAATAATAACTTACCTGCAGGTGACCCGTCAGTCAGGGCAATATACGAAACAACACAACAATACAGGTCACAATTATTAGCAATTCAGAAAAAAGGATATGAACTGCTAAACGAGCGAAACAGCATAGCATAAATACGTTATAGGATAAAATATGCCATCATACATTGGTTTCAGTACTATTAACTCTAACAAGCCCCGTTCTACTAATTTACCAGCTGGTATTGCTGGTGGAGTAGGTTCTATGGTACAACCAGTGATTCCTGGCAAAAAGTTTAAGCTAGTGGACGAGCAGTTGGTTATACAAGATTTCATTAATGCATTGAATATTCAACAGGGACAAAAAGTTGGGAATCCGGGTTACGGAACTACTCTTTGGAGTTTTGTTTTTGAACCAAATACGTTTGATGTACAGAACAAATTAGAAACAGAACTTAGACGAGTTGCAAATCAAGATCCGAGATTGATAGTCAATACCGTTAGTGCTTACCCACAAGAAAATGGCATATTAATTGAAATGGAAATAGCGGTTACCCCATTCAATAATGCACAAGCATTAAGCGTTTTCTTCAATAATAGTACAAGTACTGCAGTTATTCAATAATATCTTCCAAAAGTGTGGTTTTCATTTAAGATAAATACTTAAAAGAGAATACCATTATGGCTACAAGTTCACGACAATCAGCACTATTCGGCGTTAACGATTGGAAGGCAATTTATCAAACCTTCCGTGAAGCCGATTTCCGTTCATATGACTATGAAACACTACGCAAAAGTTTCATAGATTATCTAAGAGTTTACTATCCGGAAACATTCAATGATTATATTGAATCATCAGAGTTTATAGCGTTATTAGACGTTATGGCTTTTATGGGTCAGGGTTTAGCTTTCCGTAGCGACTTAAACGCACGTGAAAACTTTATTGATACTGCGGAACGTAGAGATAGTGTTGTTAAACTAGCAAACTTGGTTAGCTATACTCCTAAACGTAATTTAGCAGGTCAGGGCTATATCAAAGTAGTAAGTATTCAAACAAGTGAAAATATTACTGACTTAAATGGATTTAATTTAAGTAATCAAACAGTATTATGGAATGACCCTGCAAATATTAATTGGCTAGAGCAATTTAATACAGTAATAAATGCAACACTAGTTAATAGTCAACGTGTTGGTCGTCCAGGAAATACCTCACAAATTTTAGGTATTAAGACTGATGAATATGCTATTAATATTCCATCTACTAGTTTGCCAATTATACCGTTTAGTGCTACAGTAGATAACACTACAATGAATTTTGAATTAGTTAGTGTAACTAGTTTAGATGAAGATTATGTATATGAAATTCCTCCTGCTCCTAGCGGACGTTTTAATATGCTATATCGTAACGATAAATTAGGTTACGGTAGTCCAAATACAGGTTTCTTCTTTTATTTTAAACAAGGAAATCTACAGACTTACGATTTTAATTTAGCACAACAGATTAGTAATCAAGTAGTTGATGTTGATATTCAAGGTATCAACAACACCGATACTTGGCTATATCAGTTGAGTACCGATAATAGTAATACAACTACTAGGACATTATGGAATAAAGTAGAAAATGTATATGCGGATGCTTACCTTCAAACTGAAAGTAGTATTCGTAGAATATTTGCTGTAGCTAGCAGATTTAATGACCAAGTTAGTTATACTTTTGGTGATGGAGTATTTTCCGAAATTCCAGTTGGAACATTTAGAGCATATGTACGTGCAGGTAATGCATTGACATATACGATTGATCCAACTGAAATGCAGAATCTATCAGTTTCAATAAGTTATATTAGTAGAGTAGGACGAACAGAAACACTTACATTAGGATTAGAATTACAGACACCAGTGTCAAACGCACAGGCAAGAGAAACATTAGCAAACATTAAACAACGTGCCCCTACTCGCTACTACACACAGAATAGAATGGTTAATGGTGAAGATTACAACAATTTCCCATATACATTATACAGTTCTATTATTAAAAGCAAAGCTATTAACCGTAGTTCTGTTGGTGTATCAAAAAACTTAGACCTGTTAGATCCTACCGGAAAATACTCCAGTACCAATTCATTTGCAAGTGATGGTGGTATGTACCAAGATAGCACTAATGGCAATGAGTTATTAACTATTAATAGTTCTGGTGATATTATTACTTTCTTGACAGATACATTGGCTTCATTGCTAGCAGACAATCGAGCAAGACAGTATTACATTCAAAATTATACACGTTACAGTGTCAATGCCGCATCGGGTGATAACACAGTATATTGGCAAGAAGAAACAGTTGACACTAATAGTTTAACTGGATATTTTTATAATATAAATGGAAGTGCTAATGTACCTGTTTCTGTAGGAACGTATTCATCATATAATATGAAATATGTAACTAAAGGTGCAATGATTAAGTTTATCGCCCCGAGTGGTTATTATTTTAATAATAACAATCGCTTAGTAGCCGGCATTGCAAGCCCATCAGATGCCACATACATTTGGACTACTGTGTTAAATGTAGTGGGTGACGGATATAATAACGGTGAGGGTGCTTTTAGTAATGGTACCGGTCCGATAACATTAAATGGGTATGTGCCGCAGGGCGCAATTGTATCTACAATAATTCCTGCATTCGACAATTCATTGCCTAATTTAGTGTTACAGGAATGTATTGTTAGAATGGAATTAAATCAAAGCTTTAGTTTGATATTCAATAACAGTCTAACAGTAGCGCAAGATCGTTGGAGTATTGGTGCATATAATGCTAGTAACTATTTTGTAAATTTACAAAGTGTAGGTAATAACCGTTATAGTGTATCATATCGTTCTTTAGCATATTATTTTGGTAGTGTTGCAGACACTAGATTTACATACGAAAGTGGTAAGTTGGTATATGACCCTGTAACAGGTAAAGTATTACAAGATTTTGTAAAAGTATTAACTACCAACACACAGCCCGGTAGTAACTATCCATTAACAAATGCAGTGCCAGTAAGTATTATTGGACAGACAATAGAGAGTGATGGCTATGTAAATGACTTTGAAGTAGAAGTAGCTAGCATTGATGTTAATGATAGAACTATTGTTAGTAACCCAGATTTCTTTACTGAAGTTACTGGATATGTCAATGGTAACACAAATATTGGTATATATACTTTCTTTGAATTAATACAAGATGCTGTTAATTTATCACGCTATCAATTAATAGCATCAGGTGAGGTTGTTTATCAATATGCAAATAAAACTCAAATTGAAATAGTTAAGTATGAATATCCTCAGGGTCAATTATTCTATGCATATACTGATAATTTATTCTACACAACTATACAAGACCAAACGATTAACACTCCGTATTACCTAGTTATTGAACAACCTCAATATAGTATGAAATCAGGTCGTCAAGGGTTGCAGTTTCAATATCGTCATAATAGTAATAATACAACACGTATTGACCCTGCAACTACAAACATTATTGATTTGTATCTAGTTACACAGGCATATTATACTGCATATCAGAATTGGATTCAAGATACTACTAACACAGTAATTGAACCAGATCGTCCTACTATTAATGAATTGCAACAAGCATACGGAACATTAAATGATTATAAGATGTTAAGTGATAGTATAATTTTAAATAGTGTTGTGTTCTTGCCATTGTTTGGACCTAAAGCTCCAACAGCATTAAGAGCCACAGTTAAAGTTATTAAATCATCTTCTACTAATGCAAGTGATAGTGAAATTCGAAGTGCAGTTCTTTCTGCAATGAACGATTATTTCAATATTAATTTTTGGACATTTGGAGATACTTTCTACTTCAGCGAATTGAGTGCGTACTTGCATTCGCAAGTAGGTGAGTTAATAAGTTCTGCTGTGCTAGTACCTAACGACCCTACAATGAATTTTGGTGACTTGTATGAAATTAAGGCTGCCCCGTATGAAATATTTGCTAACGGTGCAACAGCAAATGACGTAGTAGTTATTGCCGCGCTTACTCCTGCAGAATTACAAATAGCATAAGTATAATATAACCATAGAGAGAAACGATGGCAACAAGAATTAGAACATTAAATTTTCTACCTGAAATATTTAAAACAACAACTAATAGTCAATTTTTAAATGCTACTTTGGATCAATTGGTAGCGCAACCAAATACAAAAAAAATTGAAGGTTATGTAGGTAGTAAATTTGGATATGGGGTTAATGCTAAAGACAAGTATGTAATAGAACCTAATAAAACACGTACGGACTATCAACTTGATCCTGGAGTCACGTTTCTTAAAAAAGACACAAATGTAGCACAAGATTTTCTTAGCTATCCTGGCATTATAGATGGGTTAAAATTAGAAGGTGCAGTAACAAATGATAACAACAGACTATTTACTAGTCAGTTTTATTCTTGGGATAGTTTTACTAATTTAGATAAGATTATTAATTTTAACCAATACTATTGGTTAGCTGAAGGCCCAGCCCCAGTTACAATTAGTACTGAAACTGTTTTCAATGCAACTGACTACACTATCACTAGCTTATCTAATGGGTATCTTGTAGTTGCTGACGGCGCATCTCAAGGTTCAGTTAATCCAACGTTAACTTTACTACGTGGCGGTACTTATCGTTTTTCAGTAAACCAAGATAGTCAATTTTGGATTCAAGGTGCTCCTGGGGTAACTGGATTTGACCCAACACAACCTAACATTCAAACACGTGAAGTATTAGGAGTAGATAATAATGGTACTGAAGTTGGTGTAGTGACATTTACTGTACCATTTAAAAATGCACAAGATGAATATATTTTCCCTGGCAATAATCGTGTTGATGTAGTGTCAACACTCCCATATGATGATGTTAATGGAGTATTGGTTAGTAGTCTAACTAATGGCATTGATGGTATCACCTCATTAGAAGGTCTTACTGTAATGTTTTATGATACCGGTGTTGCGAATGAACAAGGCTTTATTTCAAAATTCTATGATACTACAACATATGATGAAGACGGAGGATCCTCGTATACTCCACCTGGTTCTAGCGTAGATTTTAATAATTATGAAGGTGGATACTATACTGATGTATTTTCTACTTTTTATACAATAACGTATGAAGGTGATCCAACAAATCCAGTTATTAGATTAGTTAATACTGGCACTATACCAGTTGAAGAAAAAATTACTGTAAATTATGGTACTGAGTGGATTGGCAGAAGTTTCTATTTAAACACCACCGACACAATAGAACTAATACCATATTTAAGTTCATTATTAGATACACTATACTATCAAGATGGTACGTCTAGTAACAAAGTTGGTCAAATTAAGCTTATTGCCAGCAACACAACTAACACCATTAATATATTAACAGATGTGATTGGCAAAGCTAACTATACATCACCGAACGGTGTTGTATTCACAAACGGATTAAAAGTAATTTTCTCGGGTGATATATATCCAACAAGTTATGAAAATGTTCAATATTATGTTGAAGGTGTAGGGTCGGCAATCCAATTAGTTCAGGTTGCTGATTTAATTGCACCAGAACCTTTTACTGCAGGATCTTATATACCATACGATACTTTACCGTATGATGTGGGTAACTATGATAGCAATTTATATGTACCGGTGACACCTGATTATATTACTATTGCTAGAAATAGCATAGATGAAAACGCATGGTCAAGAAGTAATCGCTGGTTCCACATTGATGTGATTACTGCCACTGCCACTTATAATAATAATCCAGATTCAATAACCATATATGCTACGGCATCCAATAAAGCTAAACGTCCTATTATTGAATTTTATCCTAATTTAAAATTATTCAATTCAGGCATTGTGGGCAAAGCACCAATTGACTTTATTGACTTTAGAACACCCGATGCATTTACGCAAGTAGCTAGCCAAGAAGTATATTATCCGGACGTAGAAGTTTATACAGCATATACTGTCGAAATTACCGGAGTGACCGGTACCTCTACTACTATTGATATTCCTACAACTGATATTACTGGTTCTTTTCAAATTGGTCAATATGTTGCTGATTTAGTTATAGATGGACCTAGTCAATTACCTCCCACAACTCAAATTACAGATATTTCTACTGCTAGTGGTACAACTACACTGACAGTAACTTGGGTAGGATCAACAACAATTATCGGAACCACTACAGAAGAAATATCATTAATTGCAAACGATGAACAGAATGACGAATACGCAATATTTGATGGTGCAAGAATTGTATTTGCTGCCGACACACGTGATAATGTAAAAAATAAAATATATATTGCTAGATTTAGTTCTATCTCAGTAGGTTCTAATCCAATAATAACTTTAACAGAAGCATCAGATGGATTAGTATTGCCTGCTGAACAAACTTTTACATTTAGAGGTTATAACTACCAAGGTAAAGATTTTTACTTTGATGGTTTAGATTGGATATTAGGTCAACAAAAAACTACATTAAATCAGCCACCGTTATTTGATATATTTGATGAAAATAATATAAGTTTTGGTAACAGAGAGGTATATGTAGGAACATCATTTGCAGGTAATAAGTTATTTGCATATGGTATAGGTGTTGGTATTGACGATGTAGTCTTAGGCTTCCCGTTACTATATAGTGCGGTAGACAATGTAGGAGACATTACCTTTAACGTATCTTTAAACTTAGATACATTTGATTATGTAAGCGGAACAACTCCAAAAACACAAAAAGTTAATACTGGTTATGTTTATAATTATAATGACTTGACTTCTTACACAAGACAATTGGGTTGGCAAACAGCAGTTGCACCTAGTGTGCAATATCAGATATTTGAATTTAATTATTATGCTAATAATCCAACTACAACTTATACTTGCGACATTGCAAAATTAGCAGACGACAATAGTATATGGCCTACTATACAACTATATCTTAATAATAGTATACAGTCTGCAAGTGATTATACAGTAACAATTACTTCTAATCAAACTATTGTTGAATTTAGTGTACCCAATCCATTGGAAGACACCGTTGTTGAAATTTTATTATTGAGTGATCAAGTTAGTCCAACTGCATATTATCAAATACCAACTAATCTAAATAACAATCCATTAAATGGAGATATTACAGTAGTCAATGTTGGTGATATTAGAGGACAATATCAAAGTATTTTCTACAATAATCCAAACACAACAGGTACAATATTTGGTTCTAATAACTATCGTGATTTAGGCAATGTAGTGCCATATGGTAACGCTATTATACAAAATAGTGCAAGTTTAGTATTACCTGGCACATTCTTGCGTAAACAAAATCACAATTTATTTAATGCATTATTGTTTAATAGTAGAGAATATGTTACCTTTAAAACATTGTTAGTAGATACGGTTAATTCTACTGATTACAATTTTGCAACACCTGCGTCAACAATGTTAGATGATGCATTAGATAAAATTTCTGCATCTAAAACAGATAGTAATTCATTCTTTTGGAGTGATATGTTGCCAAGTAAAGCGGCATACATTATCAACTCATACAGTTTTGCAAATGCATTAGATACCAGTATATATCCTTTAAGTCAAATATACAATTTTGCGACCGCAAACTATAATAGTGTTTTGGTTTATTTAACCAACTCATCCGGAATAGTAACACAATTAATACGTAACACCGATTATACGGTGAGTACTGACACTCCGTCATTAACAATTACAACGGATTTGGTAGCCGGTGATCAAATTACTATTAAAGAATATAATCAAACATATGGTAACTATGTTCCAAATACGCCGACTAAGTTAGGATTATACCCAGCAACAATTCCATCAGTTACATTAGATAGTAATTACAATCAACCTACATATTTTATTGTAGGACACGACGGATCATATACTAAATTATACGGCGACTACATAAATGGTAGTTTAGTTGATTTTAGAGATCAGGTTTTATTAGAGTTTGAAACTCGTATATATAATAACTTAAAACTAAGTAATACCATACCAATACAGGCATATGAAGTATTACCTGGCTTCTTCCGAGACACTGATTATAGCTATGATGAAATATTAGAAATTTACTCTAGTAGTTTCTTAAATTGGGTTGGTCAAAATAGAATTAATTATAAAAAACAATTTTACAATTCTACTAATCAATATACATATAACTACAATCAATCTGGTAATAAGATAAATGGCAGTGTTATCCCGCAAGGTTATTGGAGAGGTATATATGAATACTTCTATGACACTAGTAATCCAAATACTAGTCCTTGGGAAATGATTGACTACAAAAATATGCCTAGTTGGTGGACAAGCCGATATGGTGCCGCACCGTATACAAGTGATAACTTAGTATTGTGGGGCGACCTATCACAGGGTATTGATTGGAATGACGGTAACCCAGTTGTAATACCAAAAGCAATTAGACCAGAATTATTAGAAGTATTACCAGTAGATAGTGCAGGCAATTTAGTATCACCGTTTAATGCTATAGTAGGTAACTATAGCAACACCTCATTTAATCGTGATTGGAAAGTTGGCGATGTGGGTCCGGCAGAGTTCTCGTATCGTAGAAGCAGTAGTTGGCCTTTTGACCTGATGCGTATATTAGCACTAACTAAACCAGCCGAGTTCTTTAACTTGGGTGTTGACGTAGACAATTACAAATACAATGAAGAATTTAATCAATATCTAGTTAATGATAGAAGCCATTTAGTATTAAGTGACATTCAAATATACGGAAGTGGTATTGCTAAGACCAGCTATATCAATTGGATTGTTGACTTTGAAAAACAAGTAGGGGTAGATGCAACTACTAACATTACTACTTTATTAAAGAATTTAGATGTACGATTAGTATATCGTCTTGCAGGGTTTAGCGATAAAACTTTATTGAAATTTTATGTTGAAAAATCAACAGCTAATAGTAACAACAGTAGTTTATTGATCCCGGATGAGAGTTACCAAGTATTACTATATGATAACCAACCGTTTGACCGTATTGTATATAGCGGAGTAGTGATTCAACTAACAGATAACGGTTATTATAAGGTATATGGCAATAGCCAAACCAATGCATATTTTAATGTGTTATTACCAAAAATCAACGGTAGTTATGATAGAGTATCGGTTCAAGGTTTGAGTGTACAAGTAGCTAAAGATTACTATACCACACCTACATTGATTGCATATGGTACAGAATTTTATAGTGTGCAAGAAGTAGCACAATTCTTAGAAAGTTATGGTAGATATTTAGCAAGTCAAGGTGTATTATTTGATCAAATAGAATCTGGATTAAAAGTGAGCTGGAGACAAATGGTTGCTGAATATTTGTATTGGGCTCAATCTGGATGGGAAACTGGTAGTATAGTTAATATAAATCCAGCTGCCGACCTAATATCTATTAACAAAGATAGTTATATTGTACAGCCATTAACACTGCAACAACAAAATTTTGTATTGAATCAAAATTTATATCCAATACAAAGTGTTGATTTGAGCATTGTTCGTGATGGTACCTTATTCACAGCACAGCCGTTAAATCAAGGTGATACTGTTGCATACGGTCAATTCAATATTAGTAATTTTGAACACGGTATTGTATTTGATAATATTACATTATTTGGGGATGTGATTTATAATCTAGTTACCGGTCTACGTCAAAACCGTATTATCTTGCGTGGAACAAAAACCGCTGAATGGAATGGTACAATAGATGCTCAGGGCTTTATTCTTAATCAAGATAATATACTTGAATGGAGTAAAGAAGTCAAGTATACTACCGGATCTATTGTCAAATACAAAAACAAATACTGGATTGCTATTAAAATTATTCAAGCAAAAGAACTATTTGATGAACGTGATTGGAAACAAACAGATTATAACGAAATACAAAAAGGTTTGTTACCAAATACAAGTACCCGTTCATACGAAAGTACATTGTATTATGATGTAAACAAAACTAACTTAGAAAATGATGCTGACTTATTAAGTTTCAGTTTGATTGGTTATCGTCCACGTGATTATTTGGCTCTTGCTGACTTAACCGACATTACACAGATTAATGTTTACAAAAACTTTATTAAGAATAAAGGTACATTGAATGCAGCCAGCGCCTTTAAGGGTGCTAGTTTACCTCAAGGTGGTATTGATTATGATATCTATGAAAACTGGGCTATCAAGTCAGGTGAATTTGGGGGCGTACTGAACAGTAATTTTGTTGACTTTAAACTAAATGAAACATTATTAACCGGTAATCCAAGTATTGTTGGACTAACAAACGGAGTGTATACAGACGGAGTACAGCAAGAAGTACCGTTGTATAGCTTGTATAATTATGGACGCCCAATAACTAATACAAACGTACTTCCGTTATTACCAATTGATACACCTACACAATTATTCCCTGATGCAGGTTATGCTAATTTTAATGATATGCGAATTGCGGCATATTATTATTCTAACTTATCAACTAGCACTGCACCTAGCGGAGAAGTAATTCCTATATCAAACTTATATGTAGGACAGTATGTTTGGTTAGCTAACTACCAAGGTACTTGGGATGTAATGACTCCTATAAGTTTGGGTCAAGTGATATTTGCGAAAAACAATTTAAATGGTACAGTTACTATAGTATTCAATACTCCCCATAACTTATCAAAATATCAACCGTTTGCAGTTGTGAATTTTAATGATTCATTGAATGGTTATTATGTTGCTAATACCATAGTTGATCCACATAGTATTTTAGTTAATGTTACGTTAGATCCGTCTATTACTTCTATTACAGGACAAGGTATTGGTTTTAAGTTTCAATCACAGCGTGTTGATAATCCAAGTGATATTATTAATTTACCATTATTGAATAATGAATTTGTAAAAAATAAAGTATGGGTAGACACTAACAATGATGGTAGTTGGGCTGTATATCGCAAAGATATTAATTATAGTTATGCTTCTGAGTTAACTAAAGCAGGGTCACAATCATTTGGTAATGCAGTTGCATATACTGATGGTCTAGGATATTTAATAAGCGATGCAGATGCTGGTATTGTATATCGTTATGTGTTTAATGAATTATTTCAAGTATATCAATTAACACAAACATTAACTGGAAGTGCATCATTTGGTGCAACTATTGCTTATAGTGATGATATATTTGTTATATCACAGCCAACAGGAGCAACTACCGCTGATAGAAAAATAAACATTTATCAATTGATTATTACTACTGCAGTAGATGAATTACAACTATTACAAACTGCAATTGAAGCACCTGCGGGTGTAACAAATTGGGGTAGTGCGTTAGCAATATCCGGAGACAAAAATTGGTTATATATTTCAGACACAGCCAATAATAGTGTTCACGTTTATTTCAAATCAGCAATCACTGGTAACTATATAGCTAGTTATATTATAGACGGAGATGCATTGGGTCTAACTACATCAGGTGATAATTTTGGTTATTCATTGTCAACTGATTATTACGGTGATACTATTGTAATTGGAACCCCTGATAAAGATTATGATATTAATACGGGCAATTGGGGCTATACATATGTGTTTGCTAGAACAGTACAAAATTTTGAAGCGCAATACTCTAGTACTACAGGAGTACCGCAACCATTAACTTTATCTTGGACTCCTGCCACAGTAACACAAACGGCAACAGCAACTGATGCCTCAACAGAAAGAATTACAGTTACAAGTTCTGCTGGTTTTAGCGTAGGTGATCCTGTAGTATTCTCTGGGACTTTATTATCATCCGGAGCAATTTCAGCCAATATAGTATATTATGTGTATGATAAACCAACAGGTACTACATTTAGAATTGCGGCAACACGTGATGCATTAGCTCCAATCAATTTAGTTACTGATACAGGTAGCATGACTTGTACTATACAGACAACTCCGTTATTAATTAATGTTAATGGTACAGCACTAACTGATAATAATTATGCAGTTATTGGATCAACATTATACGTATACAGTGCATTAAATGCAGGTGATATTATCAATGTTAGTGGTAATAATATAGTATTGGCTCAAACATTAACGTCTGAGACTACACCGAGAGCAAATGTTCAGTTTGGCAAGAGTATAGACACTACCACATACGCTACTGAAATCTTAATAGGTGCACCTTTTGAGCTTAATAGTCAAAATCAAGAAGGTGCGGTCTATCGTTATACTAATGGTGGCGGCAAGTATGGTATGATTGTTGGCTCTACTGACTGCGCTATTACAACTAGTAGAACTATTTTGATAAATGGATATGCAGTTACATTAACTGCAGGTGATGCAACACTAGCAACAGCAATCATTAATAATGCACGTATTACTAACGTTCAAGCTGCCGCACAAGACGGAAAATTAATTATTAGTTTAATAGATACCGCATTGGCTTCAGTGAATGACAAATTAAATGTAACTGCGTTGAACGTTGCAACTTGGGCAGAGTTAGGTTTTAATACTTACACACAAACGCAAGTAATTAATGATCCGCACATTCAAAGTACAACACAATTTGGAAACACCGTTAAGTTTAATGAATTTGATTCATTTATTGTAAGTGCACCTACTGCAACTAGATATGAAGCAACAACATTTGATTCATCTGATGATGAGAACTATGATAATGACACCTTGTTTGATAACAATGCCACTCAGTGGGTAGACACTAGTGTAAATGCAGGTGCTGTTTATATGTATGATTATCTATCAGTATATAATGAAAGTTTGCTTAATACCGGCAACTTTGTATATGCTCAAAGTGTTAATGATATTAATGAAACATATGGCAGTCAACCTCTATACGGTCAAGCATTAGAATTTAATGCATCTCATGTTGTTGTAGGAACTCCAAACTTTAAACCAGGTATTAATAATGGACAAATTACAACATATATCAATGATAGTGGTCAAGTTGATTGGAGCGTTTATAGAAATTCTAACCCAGTTGTTGATTCAGGTAGAATACAAAATATACAATTGTATAGTGCGTTAACAAACAATACACTAGACAACTTAGATTATATTGATCCGTTGCAAGGTAAGATATTAGGTTCGGTAAGACAAAATATTGATGTAGTATCTAATATTGATCCTGCAGGATATAATGCACCTAACACACCTAAGGGCACAATGGTATGGGGAACAGCCCAACTTGGCCAGTTATGGTTTAACACTAGCAATACACGTTTTGTAAATTATCATCAAAATGATATTGTATACAATAGCAAATGGTGGGGCCGAGTATTCCCTGGCAGTGATGTAGCTGTATATAGTTGGATTACAAGCACTGTTCCTCCAATCTCTTATGCTGGTTCGGGAACTGTATTTGATGTAGAGTCTTATGCCATTGAATATGTATTAAATGCAACGGGAGTATTAACACCCGTATACTTCTATTGGGTACGTAATACTAACATTGTGTTTACTAAAACAGGAAAAACGCTATCAGATAGCATCATTCAATCTTATATTGCATCACCTATAAATTCTGGTATAAGCTATTTTGCACCATTACAACAAAATATATTTGCTTTATATAATAGTGGAGAAAACATTAATGCCACTGACACTGTATTGCATATTGGATTTGGCACCGGTACCAATGATGACGTATCACATAGTCTTTATAGTTTAATCCGAACTAAGTATGCTGATGACTTTTTACCTGGATTACCTAGAACAGATTCATTAGATGTACCGGAATCATTATATGATAGAATGTTAGATAGTATGTGTGGTGTAGATGAATCGGGTGGAGTGGTTCCAGATCCATACTTACCTAAACCAGTGCAATCGGGTATCTATGCAAGACCAAGACAAAGTTTCTTTGTTAATAGATTTTTGGCACTAAAAAATTATTTAACATATGCCAATGAGATATTAGCACAATATCCTATAACAGAAACACGTAGACCTTTATTCTTGTTTACAGAAGGTGCAACTAATCTTTCAACTGATCCAGTATATAATACTGATCCTGATCCAGACAACCCGTATTATAGTGTTAACCCTTGGACCGGTCCTATTGAAATATTCTACCAAACTTCTAATTATTGGAATTATATTAATTGGTGGGCAACTGGATACGATAATAATACTAAATCTGCGTTGCAAGTTCCTGTATATGCAGATTTATCAACAATTGATGCTAGTGCTGGATTAATTGTTACGGTCACAACAAACGGCGACGGTAAATCAGAAACATATGTTTATACTGAACTTGGTATTTGGGAAAGAATTGGATTACAAGACGGTACAATTGAGTTTAATTCTAGTCTATGGGATTATGAAACAGCACGTTTAGGTTTCGGAGATAACTTCTATGATACAACACCTTACGATCAATACCCTTCAGCAGAAACTCGTAGTATTGTAAGAGCATTAAATGAAGAAATTTACACCAATGAGTTATTAATTTATAGAAACAATAGTTTAATATTGCTGTTTGAATACATTCAAAGTGAAACGATTGAATCACAAAATTATTTGCCTTGGTTAAATAAAACATCATTTATTGATGTTGCACATACTATACGTGAATTAAGACCAATTGAAGTATTTCAATCTGATAATCAAATATTTTTAGAAGGATATATTAATGAAATTAAACCATATCACGTAGTGATTAAGGAATTCTTGTTTAAGTATACAGGTACCGATGTATTCGCAGGTGATATTACCGATTTTGATTTACCTGCACAATATAATACTAGTGTCGAACAATTTATTACTCCTGAGTTAGTATATACCACTCCAAATGCGGCTAATCAATATTTGCCCACTGATCCTATCTGGCAAACTGCTCCCTATATTCAGTGGTTCAATAATTATGGTTTAAGTATTACTGGAGTAAATGATTATCAGATTACAGTACTATCATCTTATATTGCATTAAACACTAATGCGTTCACAGTAGACAATGCATTTGGATTCCCAATAAACGGAAATATATTAATTGGGGATGAGATAATTGGTTATTCCAATGTTGATAGAGCAAACAATACTATTAGCGGATTAACACGTGGTGTGGACGGAACTACAGTTAGTGCTCACGTGCCAGGTGAAATTATTACTATTAATTTACCGGCAGTATTATTATTAGACGGTGGTAGAGGGTATACAGAACCGCCAAAAATCACTGCATATATCGACCCTAGTTATCCTGCACCTAGACGTGCCGCAGTATTAGAAGCGGTAATGAGTTTAGACTCTGTGTTAAGTGTTAATGTTATAGATCCAGGTGATGGATATACAGTGTTACCACAAATTGTTATAGATCCTTCAATAACGGTAACATTTACAAGTGCGCAAGTAAACACAATAACAAATACTATTCAGTTAACCGCACCGTTTTTACAAACAGGAGATTTAGTAACATATACAGTTGGTGCTAATACTACTCCGGTTGGAGGATTAGATCCTAACCAATATTATTATGTAAATGTGTTAGAGACAGCTCCAACATTTGTAGTTGCATTATATACTAATTACGGAAACGCATTAAATGATCATGATCGTGTGGTATTATTTAATCCCGGTGCTGGCCCCAACAATGCATTAAACGTTAGTGCTAGAGCTAGTTGTATATCATCTTCAATGCCAATTCGTGAAAATCAAATTATATTGCGTTTTGATAGAACTAGTTATACTTCGGATGTAACAGAATGGCGTTCTGGTGCATTCTATGGTAGTTATTATGCTGGATTATATAATAATAGTGAAAGAGTTTCTAGTTCTAGTATTTCTTTACAAGCCACTCAGCCTCCTATAGATTCAATTTTAGCTAGTGCTGAAGGTGCAACTTTTGAAGTAGAAGATGTCACCAATGAACAAACTTTGAGTTGGAGTTCACGTACACGAAATGTTGTATCAACCTTAGCATCTACGGATGTAATTACTATTGAACCTTCTACGGGAGGTGCACCAGATGAAGGAACAGTGGGACCAACAACCGGTATGTATATTGATATGCCAGTAAAATTTCAAGGAGCAGTTAGTTCAAGTAATTTAATTAACGATACAACTTATTATATTAAAGAAATTTTAAGTCAAACTGAAATTATTATTTCTGAATCTGTTGGTGGTGCAACATTTGCATTAGGCAATGCCACAATTAGTAGTGCAGGCTTGTTGATGTATGTGGGTGAAGTCACTAACACCGCAGTAGTGACATTATTCTATCCAGGCATATTAAATGCAACTGCTACTACTGCAGCCACTAACTCAATTACAGTACCCCAAGTGCAAGTTAATCCTAATTTAGGAGGCACTAGCGGTTTCTATCCTAATTTACCAATATTTTTTACTGGAGCTGTATTTGGTGGAATCATTGAAAATGAAACATATTATATTACTACTGTTATAGATGATGAGACATTTACAATGTCTACTACAACTAACGCATTGAACATCGCGGTTAACTCAACCTCTTCTAGTGGTAATGTTATTAATTGTACAAGCACAGTTGGACTTTCTATTAATGACCCTATTATCTTTACTGATATTTTAGTTGCATCAGGAACAACAAATATTGTAGCAGGTACAACATATTACGTAAGTGCAGTAAACTCAAACTCACAGTTTGTTATATCTGCTGTAGTTAATGGTGGCCCGTTTAATCCAGGTACTAGCACAGCTACAATGACAGGTATAGATCAAAAGAATATTGTACAATTAACTAATGCAACAGGTAATATGACTTGTAATGTTGGATTGCCAGTAAGTCCTGGGCAAGTTAATGGACAACAATTTACTTTCTATTCAACCTCATCAACAGTTACCGGCCCCGCATTTACTCAGGGTAATTTAATTGAAGGCACTATTGCTAGCGCATTGGCAAACGGTGATTATTTGTCCGTTAGTACAACTAGTGGCGGCACAACTAATATGTATGTTAATATGCCAATCAGATTTGCTGATACTTACGGTGGTTTGTCGACCGGAACAACATATTATGTTAAAGAAATTGGTGTAATAACTGCAGATATCACTGAAACCACTGCAACTAATGTGTTAATTGCTAATGATACTTTACCGTATACTGGTACAGAAGGCTTCTATGTTGGTATGCCTATAATCTTTACTGGTACTACATTGGGTGGAATTATTGCAAACGCATTATATTTTGTCAAAACTGTAAATGTTAATGGCACTGATTTTACTATATCTGATGCACCTAGTGGTGCTGAACTAGATTTATACGCAGATTCAGGATCAATGACTGCAACAGGTGAACCATACATTAAAGTATCTGCTACTTTAGGCGGTTCAGTATTAGCATTGTCTGATGATACTGATGTTACTACAGTAACTCAATATCCTACATCAAGTCCTGCATTCAACATCAGTTGGATATTGGGCGGTTATCAATACGTTATTACTTCTTCGGGCTCAGGATATGCAATTAACAATACCTTTACAATATTAGGTACTGCACTAGGCGGTGCTACTCCTGCTAATAATTTAGTATTGACAGTTAATACTATTGGAACTAATGGACAATTAACAGCCTTAATTAGTAACGGCACTCCACCTGATGCAGTTACTCAATATTACTTAAAAGTTATTTCTCCGTCTGAGTGTGAAGTGTATAGTGATTCTTTATTACAGATCCCTGTAAGTGGTATTGGCTTCCCGTATACTGCAGGTGACTATGCGTTGTTGCCAGAACCATTCTACTTCAATCAAAGTGTTGTTAAGTATAACAACAGAGTTTATCAATGTATCATTAGTAATAATGACAGTGAATTTATATTTGGTAAGTGGGAATTGTTATCTAGCGATAGTAGAAAACTAAATGCGTTAGATAGAATTGTAGGGTACTACAAACCAGAAAAATCTAACACAGCCGCCTGGAATGAATATATTAATATGCCGGGCAGTGATTTAACTCAACTAGTAAATGGAATTACTTATCCAAATAGCACGTATTTAGGTAATGCGTTTGCTCCGGATGAAGAATATACATTAGATACGGATTTACAAGACCAAGTGTTTACTCCCGCTGAAGTTGACACTACCTCAATATTATGGAATGGTACTACTTATTTTGGAACATCTAATACTCCTAACTATTCTGATGTTACAAGCAGTATCAATGGTAGTACTTGGGTGTTTAATAAAATTACAAATCAATTATTATCTTTAACTGATATTGTATATTCTGGCACAAAATATGTAATAAGTTCGCAAAATAGTGCTACTCCGATCTTAGTAAGTGATGATGGAATTACTTGGGCTACTACTGGTTTAGAAAATGGCACAGTATCTATTGGAAACACCCAGTTAAACAGTATTGCATACTCGAATGGTATATACATTGCGGTTGGACAAAATATTGTAAAAAGCACTGATGCATATAATTGGACAGAAACATATAGATTTACTAGTGTGGTTTTAAACGGTGTATCTGCAATCTCTATACCTAATTTTACTGGATTTATTGCAGTAGGATCTGGTCCTAATTATAATACTATACCTACAACAACTAAGAGTATAGTGTTGGTAAGTTTTGATGGTACTGGTTGGACAAACAACACTCCGTCAGGCTCTGTTGACATATTAAATGCAGTATCATCTAATGACTCTATAATAATTATTGCTGGTAATAATGGTACTATATACATAAGTAACAATGGTAGTAACTGGGTTAATGTTAGTACTGGCAGTGCGACATTAAATGACATTACGTATTCTGATAGTCTTGGGATGTTTATAATAGTAGGTAATTCTGGTGTTATATTAAAATCACTAGACAATGGTGATACTTGGAGTACTGTCACAACATCTACTACGGAAAATTTAAATAGTGTTATTTGGAATAGTGATTTATCTGAATTCATTGTTACCGGTGACAACAATATTATATTACAAAGTTCTAATGGAACAACTTGGACAAGTAGTAATATATTTGTCACAGATCCTACAGTATATAATGTTCAAGGTGATTCATTCACTTCGGGTTATGGTCCGGAAGAGTTAGTACCGGGTGTGGTTAGTGATAATCTAACAATGATTGTTACTACTCGTCCGGGCACAAATTGGGATGTTGAGGTATACGCACACGTTGGTTACAATGTTGTGTCAATTGAATTACCATCATCTCCTGGACAAACTACATTTAGTTTTGCTGATCGTACACAGAGTCCTGCGCAAATATCTGTATTCCAAATTGATAGTTCAACTGGATTATCTACTCGTTTGTATGCCCCAACATTTAGTGTTGATTGGATAACAAAAACAGTAGAATTAATTACAGCATTACCTACAAATGATTCATTAATAATTGACATATATGAAGTTGGTAACGGTGATCAATTAGAAAAATCTAATAGTCAAACTGACCCTATTAGAATTAACACAGAAACAGGATTCAATGAAATTTATTTAAATTGTAAT